CCACTTCGGGACTCGGTTCAGCAGGCCAGCTCGAAAAATCGATAGCAGGCGCGGCAGCGCGTGCACGCGGTTTTGTTTTTTCTTCTTTATCTGTTTCTTTATCTTCTTCTTTATCTATATCTAGGGCGTCACTGTGACGTTTCTGTGACGTCACATCACCGTCACTATCCTGATTCTTCTGTCTTTCCCGATACTTACGGGTGCGTTCAGCGCTGCTATCTGAGCGAGACTGACGCTTATCCCAGGCAACAGGCTGCCATGCGTCATCAATCAGACCAGCAGCCATCAAGCGCTTTTTCACATCACGGATGATGGCGTGGTCGATCCACAAGCGCTGGGCCACAATGCGATCCAGCAGCTCTGACGGGCAATCTTGATCCAGAGCGCCATCGCTTTTCAAAGCCAGCACCCCGATAAAGTGACGCTGATCCTCAAAGGCCAGGGCGATCATCTTGGGATCGTTCAGAAAGTCCGTGTACATACGGAACCAAGGCATTGAAGTGCTCATGCCACCTCCAAAATCATATTTGCCGCCCTCAGCGCGCCATCAGGAACAACGGCGCCACGGTCCAGCAGTGTTTGTATGCACAGGCGCAGCAAATTGCGCTGTGGGCTGTAAATCGACTCAAACTTGTTTTTCCATGGGTGGACTGCAACCAGTCCAGGTGCGCCAGTTTCATCCTGGTGGTGGCCGGCACAAAGCGGCAGAACGAGCCAATGCGCATCCGGCTTGGTGCGTCCATCAATGTGATGAATGCTCACGACTGGCTGATAACGCTTATCCAGATGGCAGGCGATGCAGCCGAGCGATGCCATCAGGCCGTGGAATTGCTTTTGGTCTGCTGTGGCGGTTACGCCCTTCATGCCGCGTGACTTAATCGCCTTGGGTTTAGCTGGCTTCCAGGCGCTGCGTGTCATCGGCTTTGCCGGGGCTTTGAATGTGCTGTTCCAGGCTCTCATTCCAGCCACCAAGCAATTAATGCGGCAATTAGCGCCACAACCCCCAGAATCACAGCGTGCTGCTCTCTTATGTGAGGGGATACAACCACCAAGCCAGCCAAAAGGAAAAAATGCACAGTCGTCATGACCCACTCCCCAGAGACGTAGGCGACCAGCGAACGCCCCTCTCTGTCCCGAATGACAATGCCAGCTCGATCAACTCGGACATTTGGCGTACCGTCATCTTGCTGGTGCGCTGGCCCAGCATCACAATCCCGCCTCGGATACCCTGAGACATGCGTGTCTCTTGGTTCAGGCTGGCCGATAGAACATCCTTCCATTCTTCGGCTTCCAGCTTGGTGGCCACCCCATTGACCATCCAATCAACCTGCTTTGATAGGTCGGCCAGGATGGACCACATCATGGCGTTCTGATCCAGCGACCGCGTACGGGGACGAATCTCCACACGATAGTTCTCAGGGGCTTCCGAAATTGCCCTGACCGCGTTACGGCGCACAAGCGGATTCGCAAGATGGAAAACCTGTTTGCTCATATCTACCTCCCGCACTCACCCAAGCCCTGCCGGGCGCACTCACAGTGAGCGCCAATCTGAGCGCCAAAGGCCAAGAAGTCCATGTACGCAGGAGTAGTGATCACCATCCCTAAGATCGCAATGGCCTGGTCTATGCGCTCGATGGTCAGGCCCATCTGACCAGACAAAAATCGGCTCACCTGACTTTCATCCCAGCCCAAACGCTCTTTAACTACTGCTTTGACGGACGGGTCCGTCAGCGCCTGGCGGAAGGCGCGGTCCATGCTCGGACGTTGTGGGCGGTTGTCCACCCGTGCTGCTGTGGTGGCATTCATTGGGAGTCAGTCCTATGCAAAAAGAGTTGAATGCTATTGAAAGTGGCTTCGATCAAACTGGTGAAACTGAACAAGGAGTTGTGATGACCGAAACCGAGAAAATCTTGACCCAGGCAGAAGACATAGCCCGGCGTACCTTTGAAGAACCTACGCAGCAAACCGTCATGCAACTGTTTGCGCGTCTGTGTGATGAGCAGGACAACCGAGCGTTTGAAGCCTCAGAGTCGCCATGCGTCACGCACTGAGTGGTGCCCGGATCCTTTCTCGTATGATTGGAGTTCTCACACAACGAACCACCGAAAAAGGAGCCTTTCATGGGCAATGACGAAGATTTGAAGAACGAACTTGCGAAAATCATCACTTCGTTTCATCAAGCTTTAGGAGCGCTTCACGGTCGATGCGAAGCACAGGAAGCAGCCCTAACAGCCGCTCTATCGATGCTTCGAGACAATCCAACTGCTGTCGAAGCTGTTTGCTCTGCTCTGGATCACGGCTCTCAACTGATTGCTTCTGACCCAAATTCAGGTCTGGGAGAACGAGATGCATACGAAACAACGCGAACTCGCCTCTTATCCGGCTTGGCGCCAGATCCAAAATCGTCTGTGCGTACTGGAGGCGGTGGAAATCTGAATTAATTTCAGACATCAGCCCCCTCCTTCTCAGCCAGCTCGGGCCAGATTCGGTGCCAGTCGTCTGGGCGAAGGTCGCGGCGGGTTACGGCGCCATTGGTGGCGCGTTCAATTGCGGCGCATCGCTCCACCGGAACTGGACGCATACCATTCGCCCAGTGATAGACCGATACCGGGGGCACCCCTATTGCACGAGCAATACGAGACTGCGATCCGCGTTCGAGTTGGGTGTATTGATATAGATTCATGGCTTTATATTAGCGTTTCGCTAATAGTAAGTCAATCGCGTTTCGCACATATAAAGTCTTAGCGTTTTGCTATCAAATTAAGTACATGAAAGACATTGATGAGATCCGACGCGTTAACCTCCGGCTCCTTGAAGAAGAGTCTGGGAGCCCTTCTGCTGCCGCACGCCTGCTTGGCATGTCACCCGCTCAATTCATGAACCTAAGAGATGGTGCAAAAGATTCAAGAACAGGGAAAAGAAGAGGCATGCGCAAAGAGACTGCGCGCCGTATAGAGGAAAATTCCGGTAAGCCCTTCGGATGGCTTGATATTGATCATGAGGCGGACGAAGATGCAATGGGTGTTAGCCCCCTAACTGAAGCCGCCTCTTCGTCCGTTACCATCAGCCAATACCAGACGGGAGGGCGAATGGGTGCGACAGGGATAGAGCTACGTGATCAGCCCGGAGTAATAGAAAGCTGGCGTGTTAGCCGAGAATGGCTAGAAAAAAATGTGAAGGGATACTCACGCATAGATAGCCTTTGCATTGTGACCGGATTCGGGGATTCGATGCGCCCGATGTTCAACTCTGGCGATCCACTTATATTGGATTCCAGCATCAAGACAGTGGAGTTTGATGCGGTCTACTTTTTCCGAGTGGGATCAGAAGGTTTTATTAAGCGCCTGCAAAGGGTGCCAGGCAAAGGATTACTCGCCATCTCTGAGAACTCGGCCTATAGGGACTGGGTTATCGATCAGTCCATGGATTTCGAGGTCTTTGGTCGAGTCCTTAAAGTCTGGCGTAGTGAAGACTTCTAAGGAGCAAAAGGACCATCTTATGCAACACCCAACAGAAGCCTCTTTCAAGCAAGACTCTTGTTCTTTTGAGAATGATTTTTGGGAGCACGAGGAAAGGGAGCAGCGACAATACGACTTAAGAAGAGAGATGTTGGAGGATGAAATCAACTCCATAATCAGAGAGGAATCTTCGTTTCTCGGTCGGTTGGAAAGAATGACCATCCGTTTCCTGGTGCGAACGGCGCGAATTGCCGTGGGAGCAGCCTTGGGGGCTGCTGGCTATTGGGCCGGATCGGTTGGATACGAAAAGCTTGATGTCCCATTCCAGGCGCAAAGCCTAGTCGGGCTTGGGGGCGGCGCATTTCTTTTCATAGCTTGTTTTTGGTTGTTTGGGCAAGCCATCACTGCCGCATTCGGGAGTGGGCCAACATTAGAAAATGAACGCAATCGAATATTGGAAAAGGCCCAACTTCGCCTGAGTACGCAGGAGCGTTGGAAAATTCTAGGGGGTAGATAGCCCTTATTTAGTATCGTCACTCACCGCCAATCGGCGGTTTTTTTTCGCCCTCGCTAAATAAATTAGCGTTTCGCTATTGACTTTTAAGTTAGCGTTACGCTAATATTCATCCAACGCTTCACAAACCGCAGAACACCTTTAGGCAAAGCCACGGTAAGTAACGGTTCAGAGAGCGCCAGCAGCAAAGGCTGCGCCCGCTAAGGCGGAGGCTCTTTAAAAATCAGCAAAGCGATAAACAGGCCAATGGTGCGAACACGCACGGCTAGGCCCAGGGCGCATCCCCACACCCCCTGATAAAGAGTGAGACGGACAACCCGTGACGTGGGGATTTAGAACGTTGCGCTACCTGGAGCCAGCTTGGCTGGGAGTAGCCAGGAGCGCAGCGTTTATCCACCAGCATCTTGACTCAGGGTGCTGACGGATAAATAGGAGCGTCAGATGAAACGACTGTTGTTTGTTATTGCCATGCCGGCAGTTCTGGCCGGGTGTGATGAGGGGCCGCCGATACAGAGCATGGCTGCACATGGAGCCCAAGAGATTCAGACCAAACCTCAAGACCGCATTCAGGTTGAGTTGATTGGCCGATTTCGAGACTCATTGGCATATAGCTCAACACGCGGAATATATGTGATTACTGACCATAAAACTGGATCGGAGTACATCGGTATTAGCGGTGTAGGAATCACGGAAGTGGGGAGTCATTTGGTAGGAAAAGTCAGCACCGAGGACGAGCGCTAGTGAGCGCCGGATAAATAGGAGATAGACATGCAAACCCTTAATCAAGACAACAACGAGCAAATCGGGCGCGGCCTGGCGGTGATCGAAGGCGGTTTTATTGCAATGACATTTACGCAATCGAAGACATTTAAGAGTCGCGTAGCCGCAGTGCGTTGGCTGGCTAAGCGTGGCGTAGTTGTGAAATGAAGATCGCCAATTCTTGGTGTGTGGACTACATCAGATATCGCAATCCTGAGTTTTCGGGCCGGTATTACGCAGCAGACAAAACTGATGCAGAGCGAGCGGCAGAAAAGCTGCGTCTCATGAAGCATGTTTCAGATGTGCAGATTGTTAGCCCAGGACCGCTGCCAAAGCAACAGAAAGGAAGATAAACATGCAACAGCAGGACAAACCCATGCGCTGGCCCAGCGACTTTCCGGGCAAGCATGACAAGCAGGAGAAAGCATGAGCAACGAAAGGAAGCACTGGGCGCTGCTGGATGAGCGCGGTCTTGTCTACGGCATGACCGTATACCAAAGCCTGCAGGCGGCTAACAGTGCCCTCAACTGGTGCCGCAAGAACCTGGACAGCAAGCTTAGGATTGTTGAGCTCGAAATTAAGGGGACTGCATGAGCAAGGTAACGATACCGGAGCCGGTTGCTTGGCTGCTCTACTCTCCTGCTGCCAACTCCAAGCATGCAACCACCGAGGAAGTCGAAACAAAACGACTGAGTGATGGATCTGTCGCATACACATCATCGCCGCTGGTGCTCGCGAGCGAGGCGGAGGCCTACGCAGCCGCCAAGGCACGCGAAGCGCTGGAAGAAGCGGCAAAGGTATGCGACACGTACTTCAACGAAATAACTGGACCGCGCAGCAATCCCTACTACGACGGCGCTTTGGATGCCGCTGACATTCTTGAGCAGCGCATCCGTGCCCTTATCCCATCAACTCCTGCATGACTCGCATATGAGCAGTAGCGAGGTCCAGGCAGCCCTTGGAGACAGGGGCATCATCAAGGCGGCGGCGTGGAAAGCAGACACGCAAAGAGGTGTTTGACCAGCCTCAGAAAACCAACAGGTCGAGCGGGGGAGCAGCCGTTAAGCGGGGTAGTCGAGAGTACCCGTAACTGTCCAGCCGGAGTAGCGCCCGGCCCGCCTTGATGATGGTGAACAGTACGCGCAGGCAAAGCGCAGCAAGATCGAAACGGCATTGCGCCATGATAGGTGGTATGAGCAGCAGGGCCGAAAGGTCACGACAAGGGAACCTGCACAAGCGCGGAATCAGTGCCACGCCGCAACGCCGGAAGAAGGATGCACCCGGCCACCATTACCCCGTGCGACGGGGTGCTGAATGAATATTCGCGTTATCCAATAGTCAGCAACGCCAGCCTGAGAGCGCACAGGCCCATGGCCCGCATGGTGAGAGCGGGCACCCTCCAGCCGCAGCACTCCCACTCCTCCAACCTTTCGATATCAAAACCGCCCACGCCATGGGCGGCGGGAGTGCTGCGACTAGAGGGCATAGAACCCCGGAACCCGCCAATACCTGCATTTGCGCAGATGCAGTGACGGCGGCAGACGCAGGCTAACCCTCTTCCTATTCTCAAGCGCCGGGTTTCGGCGCAATCCCCCGGAGCTAAACATGAACGCTTTTGCTATGCGTGAGATAGAAGCGCACGAGCTGGCGGAGCGCCGCCGCGAAGTTATTGCACAGCAGATTAAAGACTGCCTGTACGGCAAAACCGAGTTTGTCACGATGGCCTACACCTACCCCGCCGTCACCCAGACAGAGAGCCGCGCCGATCTAATCGACTGTATGGAGAACGAGCTGATTGTGTCAGCCAACGACTATTCGTCCCAACTGCTGGCCGCCCTGGACGATGACAGCATGCGCCCTTCCCTGCGGGAATTGCGCGACAGCATCATCGAACGCTGGGCGCGCCATACACACGACAGCATGACCCGCCAGGACCTGGAGGCGCTGCCGTGCTGATCGAGTTTTTCATCTTCGCGGTGTTCTTTTGCTGCGCCGCATTCTTTATTGCGCTCGGGATTGAGGGCGTTATCAGTATCTGGAGACAACCGTGAATGACCAGAACCCCGGCTTCCCCCGCACCCGGCGCCGCAATCAATTCGACGGACGGGGATGCTACACACCAAATAGCAGCACTCCGCCCTGGGGCTGGTTCCCTACCTTCGCAATCGCAATTCCTGTAGTCATCACGTTAGGCGGCCTATTTGCATTCGGCCCTGCCCTGCTGACTTACTTAGTTGGAGCATGACATGACCGAAGTCTTAGGGCTGACGGAACTGCCGCCAGCAGAAACGGCGCTGCAAATCTACCAGACACCAAACGGTCTGGACCCGTATATCGAGCGCATCCGACAAGAAGTCACCGGGCATGCGCCGAACCTGAAGACCGACAAGGGCCGAAAGGAAATTGCCAGCCGCGCATTCAAGGTGCGCAAGATCAAAACCGCTCTGGATGGTCTGGGCAAAGAGCAGGTAGACCGGCTCAAGGAAATCCCCAAGCTGATCGACGCTGAGCGCAAGCGCATGCGTGACGAACTGGACGCACTGGCGGACGAGGTGCGCAAGCCTCTGACGGACTGGGAAGAAGCAGAGGCCAGCCGGATAGCGCTACATCGTGCCGCACTGGACGGCATGGCAGAGCAAGCTCGGGAAGTGGGTGGGCTTGATGTTGAAACCCTCCGCCAGCGCATCGCAATAGTTGAATCTGCGGTGATGGGCGAGTCCTGGGAAGAGTTTGAAGCAGAAGCTCACCGGGTCAAAGCCAAAGCGCTGGAAATTCTGAACACAGCCCTGACTGAACGCCAGAAGTACGAAGCTGAGCAGGCAGAGCTGGCTGAGCTGCGCCGCAAGCAGGCCGAGCAGGATCAGAAAGACCGCGAAGCCGAGATCGCCCGCCAAGCTGCTGAAAAGGCCCGAGCCGATGCGGAAGCCAAGGCTCAGGCTGAACACGATGCTGCCACCAAACGCGAGGCAGACGCAAAAGCAGCCGCCGACCGTGCCGAGCAGGAACGAGCCGAAGCCATCGAACGCCAGAAACAAGCCGAGGCCCGAGCCGAAGCTGAAAAGCTGGCCGCCGAGCAACGCGCCAAGGATGCCGCCGAAGCCGCCCGCCAGGCAGAAATCAAGCGCCAAGCAGACGAAAAGGCAGCAGCAGAGGCAGCGCAGCGGAAACGCGAGGCTGATATCGCGCACAAGGCCAGCATCAACAATGCCGCCCTGGCTGCATTCATCGAAAACGGCATGCCGGACGAGTGCGCCAAGCAAGCCGTCATTCTGATCGCCAAGGGCCTGATTCCGGCTATCCGAATCCAATATTGAGGACACTATGAGCACAGAAATTATTGAGGCACCACAACGCGAACTGACCGCGCCTGCAGATCAGGTACCCGCCAACTCCCCCATGGGCATGATGATGGCAGCCATGAAACAAGGCGCCACGCTCGACCAGGTGGAGCAGATGATGAACCTGCAACAACGCTGGGAAGAGCGCGAGGCCGAGAAAGCGTTCAACGATGCCTTGGCCGCATTCAAGTCCGAGGCTGTCGAAATCATAAAGCGCAAAGCCGTCGATTTCACCGGGAAGAACGGACGCACCCACTACAAGCACGCAGAGCTTTCCGATGTGGTCGAAGCGGTGGGCCCTGCCCTTTCAAAGCATGGCTTCGCCTGGAGCTGGAAAACTCACCAAGAGAAAGACTTGATCCGCGTAACCTGCATTCTCAAACACCGCCAGGGTCATACCGATTCTGTGTCCCTTGAGGCCAATGCGGACCAAAGCGGAAGCAAGAACAACATCCAGGCCATCGCCTCCACCGTCACTTACCTGCAGCGCCACACCCTCAAGGCCATTACCGGCGTTTCTGAAAAAGGTGATGACGATGACGGACAAAGCAGCGCGAACTCGAAGATTAGCGCCGACCTGCGCGACGAGTGGATCAGCGAGGTAGCCAAAGCCGAAACGCTGGAACGGTTGGAAACCATCTGGCAGGAAGGCGGCAACGTCATTTACGCAACCAACAACCTGGCCGATTACAACGCCTTCAAAAAGGCCGTATCGGACAAGAAAAAAATACTCACGGAGGCTCAATAATGGAAGGCTTAATCATTCACACCGCCGAACAGGGCACCCCGGACTGGCTCCAGGCTCGTAAGGGAGTCATCACGGGCAGCCGCTTCAAGGACTGCCGCGATCGCCTGAAAAGCGGAGCCCCTTCTAAGAAGTGCTTGGACTACGCCATGGATGTGGCCCGAGAGCGCGAAGGCGGTGAGCCCATGCAAGTCTTTGTGAACGGTGCCATGCGCCTGGGCACCGAGCAAGAGCCCTACGCCCGCGCTGTTTATGAGCGTAAAACAGGCCATCTTGTTGACGAGGCCGGTTTCATCACGACGCCGGACCGCCTGTTTGGGGTTAGCGTGGACGGTTTGGTTGGTCAGGACGGGATCATTGAAATCAAGACAATGGTCAGCAGCGACACCCTTTTCACCGCCTTTGTGAACGGTGACATTGCCGCCTACGTAGACCAATGCAATGGCGCAATGTGGTTGCTCGGCCGAAAGTGGGTGGATCTGGTCTTGTGGGTTCATGACCTGGGCCGCATGAAGATCATCCGCATCCAGCGCGACGACAACCAGATCGATGCACTGGAGTCTGACCTGATGGAGTTCGAGCGGACGGTCACCAAGTATCAGCACGAACTGCGGGACGCCCTACTGGAGGCCGCATAAATGAATAACTGGAATTTCACTGGACACCTGGGGAAGGATGCCGAGCAGCGGTTCACTCAAAATGGTGATTCAGTCGTGACGTTCTCCGTCGCTGTTGCTTCTGGCTATGGCGATCGCCAATACACCACTTGGCCCCGTTGCCAACTATGGGGAAAGCGGGGCGATTCCCTCCTACCTTATCTGAACAAGGGCCAGTCAGTAGGCATATGCGGTGAAGTCACGCTGCGTGAGTGGGACGACAACAATGGGGTGAAGCGGCAGGCCCTAGAGGTGCGAGTCAGCGACCTAACCCTACTTGGCAAGCGAAACGAAAATGGCACGCAACAACCACAGGGCCAGCAGCGCAACAACTACGCCGACGCAACTGGGCGCGGGCAGCCGCAACAACGTCCACCCATGACGGACAACCTAGCCAATATGGACGACGATATTCCGTTCTGAGAAACACATGAGCTCACTGCTTTACACGAGCATCCATCACCTCCTTGCAATGACGAATCAACGGAACAATGCCTGCTCTAGCATCTTTGAGTGACTCTCGAGCTGCATACAATTTCTCATCGTACCTTTTTGATGAGACGTATTTCAGCTCTTCAAGCAATTCCGTCAAGTGTCTAAATGCGTGGGTCGTATGAGCCAATAAATAAAGACCTAGCGCTCGTTGATCCTCGTTCAAATCCTGGACTAACGCCAAGGCCTCTTCATAGCCAGACTCGAGGTAACTCAAGGACCTCTTAGCCTTAGCTAAATCAGGCGGAACACATGTTTCGGAATCCAGATAATGCTCTTTCTGAAGTATCGAAATAGCTGAAAGATATTTTCTTAAGACAGGCCATAAAAGAATTGCGGATATCTTTGCTGTTTCTTTCCTTTTTTTTATTC